TCTAGCAGCATGGTCAGCAACTAATTTTGATGCAGACTACAGAGCAATCCTGTGGTCAGTTCTATCTGGCGTCTTTGGTTATGCCTCACCTAAACGATAATGACTGCGCAGGACATGGCGGCTCTTGCTGTTGCTGCCACGACCGTTATTGGTTCATTTATTGGCTCGGTGCGATGGTTAGTAAAGCACTACCTTGGCGAACTAAAGCCTAACTCTGGCTCATCTATGCGCGATCAGATTAACTTACTGGAAGCGCGTGTCGAAACTATCCTTCGTATCTTAGAGAAGTGACAATTATCCTATGGCAAGAAAAAAGGTTATAGACCTAGACACTTACACAGCTCTTGATGCTTGGGCAATTAGCCTGCAAGAGATGTATCGCGCATTGCGTAGAGCAGGCATGGATGTTGATTTAGCGTTAGCAATCATCATTGAGCCAACAGCTTATCCAGCGTGGATCTTGCCTACTCCAGTCGATCCAGAAAGGTTCGGCGATTACGAAGATGAGGATGACGATTAAGCGAATAGTTATTTTGTCTGATCTTCAAGTTCCCTTTGAGGATGTTCATGTAACACGCAACATTGCTAAATTCTTAAAAACCTTCAAGCCAGATCAAACAGTAACGATTGGCGATGAAATCGATTTTCAAAGTATTTCAAAATGGAGTGACGGCACCCCGTTAGCCTACGAGCAGACTCTAGGCGATGATCGTGATCGCTGTGTCGAGCTTTTATGGGAGTTAGGTGTAACTGACTGTATTAGGTCTAATCACACAGATCGCCTATACAACATCATCATGAAGAAGATCCCATCTTTCTTGTCATTACCAGAGCTGCGTTTTGAGAAGTTTATGAAGTTTGATGAGCTTGGGATTACCTTCCATAAGAAGCCTATGCAGTTGGCACCTAACTGGGTGGCAGTTCATGGCGACCATACGCCTATCAAGTCACAGGGCGGTTTAAGCGCAATGGAAGCGGCTAGGCGTACAGGCACAAACATTATCTCTGGCCATACCCACAGGGCAGGCCGTACATCCTTCTCAGAAGCCATAGGGGGCCGTTTGGGGCGTGTTCTGCATGGAGTTGAGGTAGGTAACCTAATGGACTTCAAACAGGCCGCATACACCAAGGGAACGGCTAATTGGCAACAGGCTTTCGCCATCATGTATGTCAATGGAAAGAATGTTCAAGTGGATCTAATCTACATTGAAAAGAATGGCACATTTATCGTAGGTGGCAAGGTCTATGGACGACCTCGTTAGAGACATCTTTCCTGTCCGTAAGACGATAGACGATGCGGTAGATGAGGCAGAATCGTTATCATTTCGTTATCAAATTAAACCCAAATAGTCGCAGGGCTGTGCAACACTAAGCCTGTCACCAGCCGAGGGCGCTGGTGCGATAGGAGCAAGATGACTGACAATCAGATTATCGGAGCAGCTTTACTGCTGTTTCCTTTATTAGTGGGTTTGATCTACTCACATGTATCACATGGCAATTACCAAAAGGGATTTCGTGAGGGATACCATCGAGGGCGAGCTGTTAATCGCCAAGAATTCTGGCAAGAATGAAAGCCAAAGAGGTACTACAAAGTGCAACCGATGTCATGCAAGATCGTGGTGCAATCTACGGTCATCCGAAGATCAACCAAGATCGGATTGCTCGGAGACTTACCAATCTACTTGATTTCCCAATCGAGGACTACCAAGCTTGCCTTGCAATGGTCGAGGTCAAGCTCTCAAGAATACAAGAATCACCAAGCCACATCGATTCCTACATCGATGCCTGTGCTTATCTCGCATTAGCATGTGAACTCAAAACAGAAGAGGATGAATTGTATGTTTAACCTAGCCGATTATGAACCAGTAGAGGTGCGACTTGAGAAATTTATTAAGGACTATCCAGATTTTCGTGTATCAACTGAGTTGGAAGTTATCGAGAGTAATCGATACATTGTTAAAGCTTATCTATTTAAGACTGCTACAGACAGTGTTGCGTGGGCGACTGGATTGGCTGAAGAAACAGTTACTAGCAGAGGTGTTAATCAGACTTCAGCACTGGAGAATTGTGAGACTTCGGCGATCGGCCGAGCGCTTGCAAATGCAGGTTATGCACCTAAAGGAAAAAGACCAAGCCGCGAAGAAATGACAAAGGTAGTTAAGGCTCCGGCACCGACAGTGGAGAAAGATTATTGGACTACACCATTTGGTGAGCAAGATGAATCAATCAAGAAGGTAGATGCGCCTGTTACATTAGATAAGGCTGTTGAGACTGTTGCAGAGATTCTAGGTACGGCAAAGGTTGTCCCTAGCTGCAAGCATGGCGACATGGAGTTTAAGGATGGTAACAAGAATGGCCGCGCATGGGGTGGGTACTTCTGCCGGCACATTGGAGTAGGTGGATCAGAGCCTAAGTGTCCAACACTCTGGTATCAGCTAAGTAGTCAAGGCACATGGGAACCACAGAAAGCGAGAGCATAATGGGTTACATCGAGATACATAACGCGGATGGACTAGGTGGATGGGTCAACTTTGATGACATCCCATTCATAGAAATCATCAATTGTCAACTATGTAATGAACCTACAGAAGCTAGAGACATCGTGGCGAACATTGTCATTAAGGATGCACAACCTTCAGTGGGCGCTTGGCAGTGCAGAAAGTGTCATGCAGTCAATGGATAAGCAGACACTTATAGCAATCTTGACTGGTTTAGCCATGTTCTTATCTTTTGCGATGGGATACTTAATTAATGGCTTCACAGCATAGAAAGCACAGAGGTTTCCGCACAGAGCGAGTTGTAGCTGAGTACCTATCGACTTGGTGGCAAGGCGCATGTGTGGGAAGGGGTAGTGGCAAAGACATTGTCAATGTGCCATTTGACTGCGAGGTCAAAGCAAGGGTTGGCTTTCAACCATTGGCGTACATGAAGCAATTAAAAGCTCGAACATCTATCACTGGGGAGTTAGGGTTCGGAGTACTGCGACTAAACGGGCAAGGTGAGGATCCGCGTGAGTATGCCGCGATCATCCGATTAGAGGATCTATTGCCACTACTCATACTTAAATACGGTCACTTAGACAAAGAACCCACAGAGGCAGACATCGACCGTTGCTCTGGATGTGGGTCATACATGATAAGGAAGTGTTTAACATGCCAGCCTACGACTACAAATGCAGTAGATGCAATCTCAATCAAGAGATCACTCATGGATGGCACAATCGACCAGTAGTTCTATGTCAATACTGTAATGAACCAATGAATAAGGTATTTACATCTAATCCAATTCACTTCAAGGGCAAAGGATGGGGCAAAGATTGATTACAAGTAAAACGGGGAAACCTAGAAATGATGAGTGTTACACGCCTGCATGGATCTTTGATGGTCTAGGGGTTCGGTTTGACCTAGATGTATGCGCACCCATAGGTGGTACGGGTCTAGTGCCTTCTGACAAGTATTACAGCGAGCTGGATGATGGTCTAACAAGTCCTTGGTTTGGTCTGGTTTGGATGAATCCACCATACTCTAAGCCTACTCCATGGATTGATAAGTTTATTGGACATAACAACGGATTATGTCTAGTACCTACATCTAAAGCTAAATGGTTCACAAACATCTGGAACGCAGCTGATGCCGTTGCACTAATGCCGCCTAATCTTAAATTCGTTAGTAATGGGAAAGATTTACAAATTATGTTTCAAACAATTATGTTTGCTATGGGCGATGATGCTGTTTCAGCATTGAAAAGATTGAACACATCAAGGGTACGCTAATGCGACACGCCGAGACACGCCCAAGATTACGCGGAGTGCTTCCTATGGCTGGTACTCTAACGGCTAGAGCCCATCAGGGGCTCAACGCGAGCCGCTTGCGGATCGCTCGCGTGGTAGCCATCGCTATTGGGATAACTCTATTATCACCAATGTATGATGCTAATACAGGCTCAAGAGATGCCAATACAAACATGACTTACAAGACTTATGCATTAAGAGCATTAAACAATGATTATCATCAATTCAATTGCTTATTACGTTTATATACTAAAGAAAGTAATTGGAGACCAAAGGCTCGTAATGGTAGTCATTATGGAATACCACAAGGTAGATCAACCTATCTTGCCAATGTTAATGGGTATAAGCAGATAGACTGGGGTCTTAAGTACATCTATGCAAGACATGACACACCATGTGGAGCTTGGTCTCACTTTAAGAAAAGGAACTGGCATTGAGTAGAGCTGCAAGTCATAGAGAGTTAGGCACTCAACGCTGGAAGGATCAGCGGTTGCGTGTGTTGAAAAGGGATTCGTACATTTGTGCATACTGTAGTGGTGAGGCAACACAGGTTGACCATGTAATACCTAGAGCCAGTGGTGGTGGTCATGAGCTAGATAACTTAGTGGCATGTTGCGCACCGTGTAACTCACGCAAGGGCGCACACAATGAGGGCGTTTTTTTAGCACGAGGTGCTAC